CCAGCCTACTCTCTCCCTGAGACTCAGGTGGCTCAGCCTGACTCGCCGTTTAATCGGGCGGAGAAAGCCAAATGAAACCCGATCAGACCAAGGTTGACCCAGTAAGACGAGGGGCAAAGAAAAAACCGCTTATAGGGGCTGTAAAGCCTCGTATACACAGCCCTTTGCTCAAAGGTGCGTCAAGAATTGACGAAGTTGCAGATTTAGCTGAGAAAATTGGTATGCCATTGCTACCTTGGCAACATTTTGTACTAGAGGATATGTTGAAGGTTGATAAAGACGGTATGTTTGTCAGAAAGACGACATTGAACCTTGTAGCGAGACAATCAGGTAAAACTCACCTAGCTCGTATGCGTATCTTGGCTGGTCTGTTCCTATTTGATGAAAAGAACATAATCGCTATGTCCTCTAATAGGAATATGGCATTAGATACCTTTAGGAACATTGCTAACACGATTGAGGATAACCCTTTCCTTATGCAACAGGTAAGACGCATTAGATACGCTAATGGTCAAGAGTCAATTACATTGCTTAACGGTGCAAGGTATGAAATCGTTGCAGCTACTAGAGACGGGTCTCGTGGTAAGACAGCTGATCTGTTATACATAGATGAATTACGAGAAATTAGCGAGGAAGCATTTAAGGCAGCTACACCTACTACAAGAGCAAGACCTAATAGTCAGACATTGTTAACCAGTAACGCAGGTGACGCATTTAGTACAGTCCTTAATGATCTAAGGTCTAGGGCAATGGAGTTACCAAGTAAGACATTTGGATTTTATGAGTATTCAGCACCAATGGAAGCAAGGCAAGATATACATAATCACAAGTATTGGGTTATGGCTAACCCTGCTATTGGGCATACGGTTACCCTTGAAGCTATTGAGGAATCAATCGCAACTAACAGCATTGAAAGCACCTTGACTGAGACACTTTGTATGCAAATTGATAGTCAGGTATCGCCTTGGACTTTTGGCTCTATTGAAGCTACAAGCAATAGCGATCTAATCCTGCCAATAGGCACAATGACTGTATTGGCATTTGATGTAAGTCCAAGTAAGAGATCAGGTGCGTTAGTCGGTGCGCAGATAACCCCTGAGGGCAAGATAGGTGTTGGAGTAATCGAGACCTATACCAGCGAGGTCGCTATTGATGAAATTAAAATGGCTAGTCAGATAAACGAGTGGGCTATGAAATACCGACCTGTCAATATCGCCTATGACAAGTACGCTACTGCTAGCATTGCGCAAAGACTTACTCAATCAGGGCATAAATTGATAGACATATCAGGACAGTCGTTCTATCAAGCCTGTGGTGAACTATCTGATGCCCTCAGTAATCTCCGTCTAGTTCACCAAGGTCAACCCGAGTGGGTTAACTCAATGAATAACGCAGCAATGAAAACTAATGACGCAGGGTGGCGCATTGTCCGTAGAAAATCAGCTGGAGATGTCACAGCTGCTATCGCTACGGCAATGTGCGTACACATGTTGTCAAAACCAATATCAGTTCCTCAGATTTATGTCTAGGTTTTGTGATATACTTCACCTATGGGATTTTTCCGCAACTTAATTGGTCTAGAGGATAAATCAACAATTAAGGCGCAACTTGCCCCACCTGTCGTATCAGACCCTTTTAATTTTTACTCACAGTTCACACCATTTCAGTCAGTAAGTCGTGAGGAAGCTGTAACTGTTCCTAGCGTGTTGCGTTGTCGCAATTTAATCGCCACAACTGTTGGCGTTATGGAATTAAAAACTTACGCAAAAGCAACTAAAGCAGAAATACCTAATTTACCTTGGGTAAACCAATTATCTAAGTCAGCACCTAACTCAGTTATCTTAACTGCAATAGTTGACGCCTTAATTTTTTACGGTACTGCATATTTAGAGGTTACTGAGGTTTATCAAGATGATAACCGTCCAGCAAGATTTGATTTTGTAAATAACACACGAGTACAAGTACAACTTAATAAATTAAATACCTTTGTTGACTTTTATACAGTAGACGGTCGTGAGCGACCAATGTCAGGTATTGGTTCACTTGTAACTATCCAATCACCTATTGACGGTATCCTCCATGCTGGCGCAAGAATTTTAAGAGCTGCTATTGACTTAGAAAAAGCCTCAGCAACAGCGGCGTCGACACCAGTACCTTCAGGTATCTTAAAAAATAACGGTGCTGATCTACCACCTGCTGAAGTTTCAGGATTATTAGCAGCATGGAAGCGATCAAGAGCTGAGCGATCAACTGCATATCTAACTTCAACCTTGGAATATCAGCCAACTTCATTTAGCCCTAAAGACATGATGTACAACGAGGCATTGCAGTACATGGCTACCCAAATTGCTCGTTTGTTCAATGTACCTGCTTACTATATTTCAGCAGATCAAAACAACAGCATGACTTATGCAAATGTCCAAGATGAGCGTCGTCAGTTTGTTTCGCTATCGCTACAACCTTACATTTCCGCAGTAGAAAATCGTTTCAGTATGGACGATCTTTCAAGCAACACAACTTTTATTGCGTTCGACATGGACAGCGGATTCCTAAGGGCTAACCCAATGGAAAGATTAAATGTAATAGAAAAAATGCTTACCCTAGGTTTGATAAGCGTAGAGGAAGCCCGAGCAATGGAAGAATTGAGTCCTAATGGAAATAATTAACTTTTCAGCTGATTTAACAGCTTCAGAATCACGCCGCATTATTGCTGGCAAGATCGTACCTTTTGAGGACGAGATTGGTGATACAAGTGCTGGCAAGGTAATCTTTGAAAAAGGTTCTATCGAAATTGAAGATGTTAAAGCGGTCAAGTTATTACTAGAGCATGACCCTAAGCAGCCTATTGGTCGTATGCAAAAGGCAGAGGACGACGACACAGGTATTTATGCAGAGTTCAAAGTCTCCAACACCACACGAGGAACAGACAGTCTAATTGAAGCGTCGGAAAACCTGCGCAGCGGTCTTTCAGTTGGTGTTGAAGTTCTTAAAGGAAAGAATAGCAATGGCGTGTACAGAGTAAGTTCAGCACGCCTAATTGAAGTTTCACTTGTACAAGCTGCGGCTTTTAAGTCGGCAGAGGTGCTAAGTGTTGCTGCGTCACAAGACGCAGAAGTTACAACCGAAACCAAAACAGAAAATGAGGAAATTGTGGAAAACACAACACCTGAATCTGTTGCGACTGAGGTAACAGAGACCCCTGCGGTTGAAGCCTCTGCTCGTCCAACAGTAGCAGCACCTATTTACACTAAGCCTCGCTTAGAGTTCACAAAAGAGAAGTTCCTAGAAAACTCACTTCGTGCGCAATACCTAAATGATGACTCTGCTCGCCAATACATTGCAGCAGCAGCAGATACAACTGACAACGCAGGTCTTATCCCAACTCGTCAGCTAACTGAAGTTATCAACCCATTGTCAAACGCTGATCGTCCATTTATTGATTCAATCTCATCAGCAGCATTGCCTGACGCTGGTATGACATTTGAAATTCCTAAACTGACACAAGCACCAACAGTTGCAGAGACAGCACAAGGCGCAGCACCTTCAGACACAGATCAAAATGTTTCTTTCTTAACAGTAAATGTTAAGAAGTACGCTGGACAACAGACTTTCTCTGTTGAGTTGTTAGATCGCTCATCTCCAGCATTTTTCTCTGAGCTAGTTCGTCAAATGGAGTTCGCTTACGCTTCAGCAACAGACGCAGCAGTTGGCGCAACACTTTCAGCAGTTGCAACAGACGGTGGAAACCGTACGCTAACAGCAGCTAATATCCAAGACTTTATTGCAGACGCAGCTGTTTCTGTTTACTCAGGAACTCTAGGATTTGCAGAGAACATTGTTGTATCACCTGAGCAATGGGGTGCATTGATGGGTCTAGTAGACGGTTCAAACAGAGCTGTATTCACTCAGACAATCAACCCACAGAACGCTTCAGGTAACCTAACACCTACAAATGTTCGTGGCAATATCGGTGGTCTAAACCTTCGTGTATCACGCTACCTAGGTGGCACAGGCGATGGATCAATGATCATTGTTAACCCTCAATCATTTACATGGTTCGAGTCCACCAAGTATCGCTTAGAAACCAATTTGATCTCGACAGGACAGATTCAAGTTGCTTACTATGGCTATGGAGCTATTGCCAATAAAGTAAATAGTGGCGCATACAAGTGGATGGTTGCATAACCTTCCGTTAAAGGAAATATCTGTGTAGGGGCTTTGGAAGCCTTAGCCCCTATACTCTAAGAAAGGACGACATGCCAGCAACAACACCAACCATTGCGGAGTTACGCAGCGTACTGGGTATTGGTTCACTTTATAGTGACACCGTTGTTGATGAGGTATGCCAGTCAGCACAAGACATAGTTTTATCTTATTTGTGGTACAACAATTACAATGCTGTGGCTAGAGAGTGTACGACTACTGTCGGAACCCTTTACACAGATGTAGTTCATAACATGAAGGTTGGCGATACAGTCAACATAGAAAATGTAGCCGCTCATTACAACGGCAATAAAGTTATTACTGTGAAAACGGATTACTCAATTTCGTTTGCTATTAGCCATGTTACGGCTGAAGTAAAACATGATGTAATTCCTTATGGCACAATTAAAGCCACTACCGCTATTGATTATGAGACTGTACCAGCTGTCAATCAAGCTGCGCTCATGGTCGCCGTAGACATTTGGCAATCACGCCAAGCAAGCAACTCAACAACTTTAACCGCAGATTTTCAACCTAGCCCATGGCGTATGTCAGCCAGCCTAATCGCAAAAGTAAGAGGTTTGTTAGCACCGTATTTAAGTCCTAACAGCTTGGTAGGCTGACATGACTGTCGCCGTTACGACACTTCGGTCTACCCTTGCGGCTGCGTTAGAGAACGCAGGGGTGTGGCAGGTCTTTTCCTTTCCGCCTGCCTCACCCATTGCAAACTCAGTAATTTTAAGCTGGGATTCACCTATGCTAGAGCCAAGCAATAACCAATACAACATTGCACCTAAAGCCAATCTAACAATCACTTGCATTGTGCCTATGCTGGACAATCAAGGTGGTTTGATACAATTAGAGAATATGGTCACAGGTGTATTTACAAAGTTAGCCGCTTCAACATTGAAGCTAAATGTGTCAAGCGTTTCAGCCCCGTCTGTATTGGCTGAAGCACAAGAGATGCTAACTGCCACAATCAATGTAAGCGCAATAACGAGTTGGAGTTAAAATGAGTGACATTATAGATGTTCCTTCCGAGGACAAGGCTTGGCTTGAAAAAGTCGGGCAAGTAGCAAAAACCGAAAAGCCAAAAATCGTAAAGAAAGACGAGGATTAAACCATGGCTGTATTTCTCAATAACAAGGTCGGTGTAAAAATTAATTCCGTCGATCTTAGTTCGTTTGTAACAGCTGTAACCCTAAACCGTTCATTTGACGAGTTAGAGGTAACAGCAATGGGTGACCTAGGTCACAAGTTTGTAAAGGGCTTAGAGGCTTCATCAGTAACCCTTAGCCTTCTAAATGACAATGATCCAGCAACTAGCGTGCGTGGGACTTTGCAGGCTGCTTGGGGTACAAATGTGACTGTTGTTTTACTACAAGACAAAGCCGCAGCTGTATCAACAACCAACCCTCTATACACCTTCACAGCCTTAATAAATAACACCACAGATATTGCAGGCAGCGTAAGTGATATTGGTATGCAAGAATTGACCTTTAATATCAGCGGTGCTATTACCGTTGCTACAACAGGCAGCTTCTAAGGAGAAAAATGCTAGCACTCAAAATCACCAAGGCTTCAGGTGACGAATCTACACACGAGATTTCGCCAGCGATTGAGTTCACTTTTGAATCCCATTGGAAAATGGGCTTTCACAAATACTTTCGAGACGAGGAAAAACAAACAGGTCTTTATTGGCTTGCTTGGGAGTGCCTTCGTCGTTCAGGAGAAACCGTTAAACCATTTGGGGCAGAGTTTTTAGAGACCTTGAAAAAGGTAGAGATTGTAGACGCTGATACCCCAAATGGGTGACGAGGTATGACCTTACTTATTTAATTGCTTCACTAGCAGTTGAAACAGGCATACCTCACAGTGAGTTTGTTAACATGGACAGATCAATGTTGTTAGCAACCTTGGCATACATGAAAGATAGGGCTAAACAAATTGAGCAGCACAGTAGAGTTAAAAGGCGGTAAAGCCTTACTTGTTGCGCTTAAAAAATATGACAAGAATTTAGCCAAAGACTTAAACAAAGAAATGGCAAGTTACTTACAGCCTGTAACACGCAAGGCTCGTAGTTACTTACCAGCCCAAGCCCCATTATCTAATTGGGGCAAAGAGGTTTCAAGTGCTGAAACTATAAATTACAGACCTTTCCCAAGGTATAACGGATTAAAAGCCCGTAGAGGTGTTTCATATACAACAACACCAAGTAAGCCAAATAAAAAAGGTTTCATTTATTTTGCACAGATATTTAACTCTGAAGCTGGTGGTGCAATTTATGAAACGGCTGGGCGCAAAAACCCTAATGGTCGTGCAACATTTTCAAATGTTATTTACACACGCATGGGTGACGGAACTTTAACAAGGTGGCACAAAAGCGAAGGCTGGGCGCAAAAGACCTCAACAAAAGTTGCAGGTTTGGCTACAAATAACTTCGATCATTATGGTTCTAACAATCCTTTAGCAGGTGGTCAATTTATCAACAGTATGCCCCCGATATACAAGGTATCTCGTAAAGCTAATCAATCAGGTCGGTTGAGTCGCAAAATGAACGGACGAGTAATTTTTAGAGCATGGGGCGAAACATACGGCAAAGTAACACCGCAAATTATTAAAGCTTTAGAGTCAGCCAAAACTAAGTTTGATACAGGAAAGAGAGCCGCATAATGGCAAAAACAGATTTATCGGTCAAAATTGGTGCTGAGTATGTTGGCAAGGCTGCCTTTGCTAAAGCAGAAAAAAGCGTTAAGCGTCTTGGTAAACAGGTCACAGCTTTAGCACTTGGTGGTGGCGTACTTGCTTTTGGTCGTAGTTCAGTTCGAGCGTTTTATGAATCTGAAAAATCAGGTAAGGCTCTATACGGCGTACTGAACAACCTTAACCTTGCTTACCGTAAAGATGACATAAATAGTTATATTGCTAAATTAGAGTTATCTACGACGATTGTTAAGGAAAGACTTAACCCAGCATTTCAACAATTATTGCTTACTACTAGAGATGTGGCTAAAGCCCAAAAGTTATTAGGCACAGCTATCGACATTAGTGCTGGTACAGGATATGACTTACAGGCTGTGACCAAGGCATTAAGTTCAGCCTATAACGGAAACAAAACAGCATTAGCCAAAATGCAGTTAGGTTTGTCAAAGGCACAAATAGAGGCTAACGATTTTGAGACTATCCTAAAAGCGTTAAACAGTATTTTTGCTGGTCAAGCGGCTGACGCTGCTAGTGGTTACACAGGTCAAATTGATAAATTATCTTTAGCCTTTGGTCAATTAAAACAAAGTATTGGAGAAGGATTAGTAACAGGTTTATCAGACGGTAACGGTAATATTGATAAGACTGCACAAAACATAGCAAAGTTAGGTTCAGCCTTGGGAACGGCTACGGGCTACCTTGGTAAGTTTGCAACTGGCTGGGTTGAATTATTTAGCAAAGACGCATGGAAACAATTTTGGGATGACCTGACTGGCAAGAAACCATTGAAAATGGATGCTGGTGTGGCGATTCGGGCAGATGACAGAAACTACCAAAAAAGATTAGATGTTCAGGCACGCAAAACAGCATTACAGCAATTAAGTGCAACTAAGGCTTTAACAGCTGAACAAAAGAAACAATCAGTCCTTAAAAAATCACAAGGCATATTAGACATAGAGCAGGCAGGTATCCTTGCTGCACTTCAAGGCAATATAAGCCAAAACGAAAAAATACGCCTTCAATTACAATTAGCATTACTAACTGATAATTCAAAAGAGGCTGATCGCCTTAGTAATGAGTTGTTGCTATCTCAGGCTCGCACTACTGGTCTTGCCACCTTTATTGCTAACCTACCTAAAGCACTTAACCCTTTTGCAGATTATCCAGCGTATGTACAAATGGCATTAGCAGAATTGGCTAAGTTAGCCGCTGCTCAAAAGTCTTTACAAGTAAGTCCAACAGCTGCCCCTATGCAAACCTTAGAGCAAGCAAGGTCAGAAACAGTTTCTAGCATTGCTAGGGTTAATGAAATTTACACAGACCTAATGTCTAAGATCAATGCAACCACAAAAGACAATAGTCCTACCGTTAATGTAAAGGTTGAAGTAGGCGGTCAACAAATAACAGATATTGTGACTAACGCTCAGATCAACAACTCAGCTTCAGGTATACAATCTAAACTGAATAGATTGAATCTAATAGACTAATGACATTACCAGCCCAACTTAATGTTTCATTAAATTTCTCATCTGGTGCTACCTTTGGAATCGGTTTTACCCTTGGCGACCCTGTCCATGGTCTGCTCGGCGTTGGTACTCTTTCAGATAGCACAGCCCCAGCATTAGTAATTGATGTGACTGATGTCACACGCAGTATAAACATTAAGCGTGGTCGTAATATCCTTAGAGACACTTATGAGGCTGGAAGCGCAACAGTTAGAATATATGACCAAGACGGTAGATTTAACCCTCAGAACACAAGCTCAGACCTGTTTGGACAACTTACACCGCTTCGTAAGTTAAGAATTTCAGCAAGTTATCTAGGCACTTCGTATTACCTTTTTAGCGGATATACGACTACCTACACTTATACGTATGATCAGGCTGAGCAAGTCTCCTATGTAGACATTACAGCTGTTGACGGTTTCCGTTTGTTTAACTTAGCCAACATAACAACCGTTACAGGTCAAGCCAATGGTGATGACACGGGTGAGCGCATAGGCAAAATACTAGACACCGTATCTTTTCCTAATTCCATGCGTACCTTAGATGTGGGAAATTCCCTATGTCAGGCTGACCCTGCTACAACACGCACAGCCTTAACTGCAATTATTAATGCAGAGTTTTCTGAGCAGGGCGCTTTTTACATGGACGCCGAAGGTCAGGCAGTATTTAAGAACAGAGCCAACACTATTGCTTCGGCAGGTGGCACACCTATTGAGTTTAATCAGACAGGCGATATACCTTACAAAAACCTAGCCTTTGCATTTGATGACAAGTTAATCATTAACCAAGCCACTATTACCCGTATTGGCGGTACTGCTCAGTTTGCTGAGGACGCAGGTAGTGTGGCTACATATTTCCCACACAGCGTTAACTACAATGATTTAGTCGTACAGACAGACACAGACGCTAACAACATAGCCCGTATTTATGTAGCTACTAGATCAGATACCACTATCCGAATTGACTCAATGACAATAGACTTATTAGACACAGCTGTACCTACTGGCACAATTTTAGGTATGGACTATTTTACAAATGTTGATATATCCAATATACAGCCCGACGGGTCTACTATTACCAAGAACTTGCAAGTACAAGGTGTTTCTTGGGATATAACCCCTAACCGTTGGTTGGGTACTTTTACCACACTTGAACCGATCACAGACGGGTTTATCATAGGTAACACGACCTATGGAGTCCTCGGTGATGATATACTTAGTTACTAAGGAGTAATAAAATGGCAGCTGGTCAAGGATTTAAGACTTTTAACACAGGTGATGTGCTGAGTGCAGCAGACACCAATGGTTACCTTATGCAAGGTATTTGGGTGTTTGCTGACGCAACAGCCCGAGACGCAGCGGTTACCTTACCACAAGAGGGTAACGCCTGTTATCTAAAAGACACAGATGTTATACAGGTTTATAGTGGTTCAGCTTGGGTAGGTCAATCTGCCAGCAATCCAATTTCAGGAAATATCGTCGATGCTAAAGGCGACATTATTGCTGCAACCGCAGCCGACACAGTAAGTCGTTTAGCCGTTGGCGCAGATAACACAGTTTTAACAGCTGACAGTAGTGCTGCAACTGGATTAAAATGGGCAACATCTGCAAGCGGTGGCATAACATTATTATCAACAACAACTCTTTCAGGTTCATCAACAACCGTATCAGCTATTAGTGGCGATTATACAAACTTAATGGTTATCGTAAGAGGCATTAATTTGAGTAATGCTGGAAACGTTACGATTTCAACCAACATTACAAATGTCAGTTATATTGGAACTCCTAACGGAACTTATGGAAAAAGTTCCGCATCTATTGCTTCGATTGATGATGGTTTTGCTGGTTGGTCATCAGGTAATACAAGTAACGTTTTAACAATGTTAGTTTATGCATATTCAAACACTAGCGGTAACAAATCATTTCACTTACATGGTGGATATTTCAATTCAGATCAAAAAGCAGTCAATGTTTTTGGTGCTTGGAATAGTTCAAGCGCAATGAGTAGTTTTACAATAGCACCGTCATCAGGCACTTTTAATGGTGGTTCAATTCTAGTGTATGGGATTAAATAATGGCTAAGACAACAAGACCAGTAATTCGTATTCATGATTTAGAAACAAATGAAATAATCGATCGTGAAATGAACGATACAGAGTTTGCGCAATATGAGGCAGATCAGGCAGCACTAGCTGCTAAAAATGCAGAGGCACTTGCTAAGGCTGAGGCTAAGGCTGAGGCTAAGGCTGAATTACTTGCAAAACTAGGCATTACGGCTGAGGAAGCTGTCTTACTTCTTTCCTAATGAAACCATGGCTGTCCAAATCCGCAGTACAGCTGCGTGAACAGATAGATGATTTTTACCCAAGTCGTAGCAGGCGGAGTGATGGGTGGGTGGCTGATCTGCGCCATCAACAGGCAGGTAAGTCCGACCATATACCAGAGGCAAAGACTGGTGTGGTTAGAGCAGTTGACATTGACGCTCGCCTTTCTGACAACCGAGGGGATTCAGCATATTTGGCAGATCAGCTTAGACTCTACGGGAAAAATCATGGACGCATATCTTATGTAATCCATTTAGGCAAAATTGCCTCACCAATACTTAACTGGTCATGGAGAAAATATCGTGGCTTTAATCCTCATAATTCTCATATCCATATCAGTTTTAGAAAAGGCAAGACAGATCAAGACAGCACATTTTTCGAAATACCACTACTAGGGGGCAAAATATGAAAACCCAATACTGGACAATACTTAACAGCTATGCAAGATCAGCGT